GCGAAGTTGCATTCTCACTATCATTTACTCTATCAAAATAGACTCCTAACTCATCATCCAGATCATATGGAATCTTTACCCAAATAACGAAACTAAAGACTCCAGTATGATTGTGAATTGGATTGAAATCATATTTCTTTGAATAATTTACCCAGACTCTGGAAAGATTGAAGTCATAATCTTGATCGCCACTATCAAAAACATTGAATAAGTTTTTGCCAAAAACCTTTCCATATTCTTTACATAAAGACTCTGCAAGATATTTCAAATGAGGTGTTATTGGAAGTCTACATTCTTTTTCATTGTGTCCAGCTAAGGACATACAAAAAGAATCTTTGCCACTCTGAAGATTATCAAGAGTTTCTGATAATTCATTTCTTACTATTTCAGGAAGCTTGCAGGTTAAGTATCCAGGACTTGAAATCCAAGTCGAATCATAATCAAAATCAAAACCAGTCATCGGATAATTTGAATATCATCAGTCTCAGTCCATAGTTCAATTTCACTACGGAATCGACCTTCAGACTTGAGTTTTTCGTAACGCTTACCTGCTTTCCTTTTCCACCACTTGATAATGTTATCTAAGTCATGCTTATCCCAATTCTGTCCACGGCGAAGAGTCTCCTCTTGACCAGATAGAACCTCCCGAACATTCTCATAACCAAATTCAGAAGTATAGAATCTCTTCTTTTCTGTTAGAGAAAATGCCTTTGCAATGACTTCATTGAAACGAGTCAACTTATCTGCATCATCGAGAGAGTTTTTAATGATAGAAATCATCTTTGTTTGACGCTTCATTTTTTTAGATGAAGCTTTGTTGTCAGTAAGAGGATTTCCATCATTCAGATACGTGAAACGATCATGCAACTTATGGAATTGAGCATCATGAAGTAGTGGAGTAAATTTACTCTCAGTCAAACCACGATACCTAACAAAAGGTTTCAGACCATCATATTGAGACGCTGATGTGGTTGATCCATAAAGAGATGTAGTTTCAAATAAGGCAATATCTTTCTCAAATTTCTCACTGATAAACTCCCTAGCAAAGTGAGAGCAACACATAAGTGAAAGCAACTTACCACCCAGAAAGTTATATCCAAAAGGTTGAGTCGGAACAATTACAAAACCCATACAGGCATGACGATTGAACAGACTAAGATCTGGTGCCTTACCAAGCCATAGATTCCTAGGTTTGGAATTAATTGTCGGAGATCCAAGGCGGATAAATCCAACGACAGTATTAGTCGTAGTCTCTTTAACAATCCACTTGTGTTCTCTTCCAGGAATATTTGATTCATTATTATGAGAAGAGACAGCAGCAAGTAAATTCTTATAGTACTTCTGATCAAGTCCACCTTTACCAACAGGAATCATGGCAAATTCCATGTCTTCTGGATGAATATCAAAGTTGAAGATATCCTCAGAAAATGATGACACGGAAGACATACCATCAAGTACTTCTTTCTTCACATAGCGAAGATAGTCCTCAATACCATTGAGGTTTTCAAAGTAAGAGATGAATTCATCTGCAGCCCAAACTGCATCATCAGTGGATACCGTCTTAATCATGTGTTCAAACAATCAATTTTTTGCTAGGAGTTTTCAAGATAGAAAACATTTCCTCGTATTGCTCAACAATTTGTTCTTGAGCATCAGCAATGTATACCACATACTTTTTGGTTACATTGAGTTCTTCACCCTTTCCTTTAAGGATAGGTGACCATGGAGCAAATCCCATCTGACCATTTCCTGCAGGAACAGCCACGATAGGATTGCAGATGACAACAGAATCATCTGTCTCATTAACTAGGTCTGTAACGACATCTTCGCCAGACCACATACGGATCAATTTTACGTTCATTTGAAATTACATTCTACCATGATTTCGGTTAGTGCTGCTAGCAAGTTGATTTCCTGATCGGCAACGAATGCGATCTGGTATTGATACTTGGCTATGATGAGGACTGCTGCAGCGATAGAAGGACCCTCTAGGCGCTCATAAAGCGCCTCATAGACGTTTCGGAGGATTACACTAGGATCATTGTCCAAGTTGTTCACGACCCATTTACGGACCTCCTTGAAGTTCTTTGCTGCGAGAGATCGCATAAGACCTTCAATGTTGACATCAGAGAATGTTGCAAGGATACCAGAGTCAATTTTACCACCGACAGCATATCTTTGCAATTCATTCAGAACACGTCTCCAATCTGGAAAGTGCTTATTGATCAACTGGGCAAGGACTTTCTGATCGTACTCAATACCTTCTGTATCCAAGATCTGTTGAGCTCTTCCGAAGAAACTACTTGCGAGTTTTGGTTTAGACTTCGCTGGAGTTGAGAATTCAACGACTGCACATCTTGAGTGTAGTGGTTCGATGATTCTGTTTTTGTAGTTACAGGTGAAGATGAATCGGCAGTTGTTATAAAATGCCTCAATATTCGCCCGTAGAAGGAGTTGTACATCATGGGTTGTGTTATCTGCCTCATCAATGATGATGACTTTTGGTTTTCCCACGCCTTGAAGTGATACGGTCGAAGCAAAGTTCTTTGCTTGGTTTCTAACCGTGTCCAGAAATCGTCCTTCATCGGACCCATTGATGACATAACAGTCTACCCCCAATTCTTTACAGAGTGCTTTAGCTACCGTAGTTTTTCCACATCCTGCAGGGCCTGCAAGAAGCATATTAGGTATCTCACCCTTATCTAGGAAGTCTTGAAAGGTCTTTTTAATATCCTCAGGGAGAATACATTCTTCAATAGTCTGAGGGCGATACTTTTCAACCCAGAGAAAGTCATTCATGATAATCAATAATAAATTTGTCTTTTAAGTGCCAGTGAATGTCATCATGCACTTGCTGCATTGCATTGTGTTTGATTGCCCAATAATCATCATCATCGTTGATGAGGATATTGACTTGGGTTTTGATATCAACTCTGATTGCTTTCATTATACCCACAAAGGTTTACGATCAGGAATACGAATATAATTATCGCACACCCATGGTTTAGATGCAATATACAACTTATAAGCAGTAAACGTATCTATTGTGTCATCATACTTCCACTCATCGGGCATAGCCCTAGCAAAGGGCGTAGGATGCTTCCCAGAGCGTCCTTGAGGATCAGCGGTAGGCAGTATGCCCTTTGCTGCTAGAAGGGTCTTGTGGCAGGTGTGAACCTTACCATATCGAGCAGTGTACTCATCGCACATAGCAAGTCCATGGGCAAGCAACCACTGCCAGTTATTCACAAACTCATTCGCCCACTTGGTGCATGGGTGGTTACGAAAAGCACCCTTCTCAGTAGCATAGGGAGTACCGTCTGCTTTGGGAAGAGTGCCGAAGTTATGGCCCCATCTGTCAGAGCATACGATAGCGAGCATCTGACAGGTCTCTAGGGGCATTTTGACAATGTGCTTATCAGGAAGAACCTGTGCGGATCTCCATGGACTGGGGTCTGTTGCGAAGATGTTCATTGTCGTTCCAATGGCGGATTACTCCGCTAATAATAAAACAGTTAGTGACAAGATAAGAGAGGGCAATGATAGACCGTATACCAGCTACGTAATTGTCGTAAGGTTTGGTTTTGTCATCGGAAAAACTCCCTAAGGAGTATTTCCAAATACGTGCCACTCTCTTCATCATCCATTATAGACCGAATCTGGTTCAAGTGCAATGAAGTAATCAAGTTCCTGCGACTCAACTGTGTTTGTAAACTTTGATAAACACTTGCTAGAGATGGTGACTGTATAGTTTCCAGGAAGAATCTTGATGTTCTCAACTTTGAAGTTGAAACTGAATTGCTTTTCAGTCTCACCAACTACAATTGAGTGATCATTTGAAGTATCATTCTTCTTGTCACGAACCGAAAGACGAACTACACCAGCGTCACCAATGACTGCAAGATCAGGTAGATCAAGAGTATTAGCTGCTTGTAGAAGTTGACTCAAATGACTTTGATTGATCTGAAATGTAATGTCTTCACTAGGAAGATTGAGTTGCTTCTCTGGAGGAGATACGATTACATTAGGATCTGCAAAGAAGTAACGTGAACGATTACGTCCTTCCCTGATAGTGACATAGTTATCTTCTTTGAAATCAAGTTCAGGATCTTGATGCAAACGAAGAACTTTTAAGAACTGTGGTAGATCGTAGATAGCAAAGTCTTTAGGAAACTCTTCTTCAACTTCAGCTTCTGCTAGGATGTTCTTCATCACTGAAATAGTGCGAAGTTTATTACCCTGCTTAACTAAAATAGATTGATTGATATCCGAATAGTTGCTGAGGATAGCAATGGTCTGTTTGGAAAGTTTCATATTCATTGAGGGTAGGTTTCACGGGTGGCGTTCTGATCATTGAAATGTAGCAGAAGCACAGCATAATGCAAGATCTTCATGATATCACGACGGGCAGTGCCCTTCTTGTCGTATCGTGATGCGTACTTGAGGATATTGGATCGACAGAATGCTTCCCCATCACCACAGGCTTCAATAAGATCAAGAGTTTGAATCTTATTACTTCCGGCAGAGTAGTGCTGGTTATATGTGCCAACAATATACTCTTGAATTTCTTTAAGTATGGCATCTTCACTATACTTAAAACGATTATCTTTTTTTATCTTTTCAGTCAGAGTATCAGTAAAGGTAGAAGAAAATTGGTCATATGTTTCATTAGCAAGTTTATCTAGGGGATCATCATTAAGAATGATTTTGTCTTCATCATTGTTGTTCATCATTTCTTCGTAAAGCAGACTCCAAGAGTTGGTCATATTCTACACCTCTTTCCATAAAAAAGCAAGTGTTTTTCTTTCGTGTATAGCAAACCTATTTGGAGCTAGTCCTCTGTGTTCTAAGTGACCATTTAATAGAACAGCACAATTAGGAATGTAGGGCAGTGTAATGTAGTCATCTCCACTTTGAATTTCTATGTGGCCACCCCAAGTTGAGTCCCAGTCAAACTCAGTAAAGACAACACATGTCCAGATTTTAACAGTAGAATCCTCAGCATCATTATGAAATGCTGAGTCTTGGCCGTGAAAATGAATGTTAGTGTTGACCCTACAGAGTTCCAAATCTCTTTTCAAAATCTTTTGAACTTTGAGTTTGGCAGTAGTTGCAGATTTGATAAGTTGAAAATTTGTACTGTAGGACCAGTTATCTGTATGATCATGAGTACACATGAGTTCACCAAATAATGGATCAGTGCGATTTTGATGTTTGTGAAAAACCCACTGAGAATATTCTGGCGAAAACTCTGTAACAACATCATTAAACATATCCTCACTGAAGATATTTTTAATATACCATACCTCTGGTGCTTTTTGAGATACTTCCATCATTTTATATTAGAAGTTAGGAGTGTTATCAATTACATCGATTCTATCATCAGATGTCATTTGGAAATCAGCATCAACTTTGTCATAGAGTTCCAAGAATGCTTGCTTGGTTTCGTCATCAAAACGATTTAGACAAACTTGAATTGCTTTTGCCTTATCACTAAAGATCATATAGGCTCGAACAATATGAACCAAACGACGTGTACTGATCACTTCTTCAACACCTCCGTCAAAGAATGTTTTACGGATGATGTCTGCCCAATCTACAAGATTCTTACAGAATTGAGTATCATCAATCATAGAAGAAAGAATCTTTTGTTCTGTTGCAGGATGAGGATACTCCTGTTCAAATGTTACAGGGAACCTCTCAAGGAAAGCTTCATTGAGAACATTGGTTCCAATAAACCGACCATCCTCAGATCCCTTACCTTTAGTATTAGCAGTAGCAATGATGTTGAAACCAGCAGCAGGTTTTACATACTTACTAATCTTCTTCAAGAAGACACCTTTGCCTTCAAGGATAGATTGGAGACAGAGGATTTTATTCGATGCAAGGTCAACCTCATCTAGAAGCAACACAGCTCCACGTTCCAAAGCTTCGATGACAGGACCATTATGCCAAACAGTTTCGCCATTAACAAGACGGAACCCACCAATAAGATCATCCTCGTCGGTTTCAATAGTAATGTTTACCCGAATCAATTCCCTATTTAGAGCAGCACATACTTGCTCCACAGAGAAAGTTTTACCATTACCAGAAAGACCAGTAATGAACGTTGGATAAAAACTACGAGAGTTAATAATTTTTTTAAGATCTTTAAAGTTCCCGAACGGGACAAAACTATCATCTTTGGCAGGAATAAGATTCATTTCTTCCCGTTCGGGAAATTGAGTTT